TTATCCATTTGAAACATCCATCCATCACCTTCTAGTATTGTAATAACACGATCTGCTCGATCACGGTGCCAAACCAATTCATCTGATTCAATGTTAGATTCAAATGTACGAATCTTTACTTTACCTTTTGTCTTATCTGTATATGGTTTACTCATATTACCAAAAAAAGGATCCTCCGCCTTTTAGACCAAGCTGTGATGCATATCGTGGAAGATTGCAGGACCAATAGCCTGGCTTTGTTTTATCTTTCTTTAAATGGCATTGGTGTCTAGCAGCGAAAGATTTGCGAGCTGCTGGATCATCGATCTTAGCCTTAAGACCAGATGTGTCACCAAACTGAACCTTGATTACGTTCCCCTTGTCATTCTTAACGTAGACAAAAAATTTCTTTTTGCCACCACGCTTTGGATCGTTCAATTCAACTTCCTTGCCCTTATATTCTGCTTCAATCAATGGATGATCTAATGGTACTTCTTTACCTTCATGCATTGCAAGCTCACCAATATCTGTTGACATAAGATACTCGTCGAATTCATTCAAAGGATTCACCGCGGATTCTTTCATCTGTCTTGCGTGACAAAATAGTTTATAATAATTCTCCGAGTGTGGTCGAAAAATGTTATGTGCTAAAGGTATTTGATTCTCTCTATGGAATCTTAGTGCTGCGTCGAGTTGACTCATTATTTTTCTGTTAATTTTATGTATGCGCTAGAGTCGGAGGTTGAACTACCAGCATAGTTAACAAGCTGAGTGACAAACTGATCGGCCTTCTTGCCTCCAGCAGCTAGAATGTTAAGAACGTGCAATCCTCCGAGTTTGCCATGAACCCAGACATCTGCTCCCTTTTTCAGCTTTTCAAGTTCTTCAACAACTTGATCAATAGAGATTGTCTTATCGTGTTTTTGTAGCATCGATGTAAAGTTCTTAAGTGCCTTTGTATCACCTGCTACGACCGCTTTAGCTTCCTTCTTCAGGTCGCTATTCTTAGGCAAGAGGTTTTTTCCATAGACTCTATAAGATGCATCCTGCATTACTCCCCAAGATGCACCACCACCACGAGCGCCTTTACCTTTAATCTCTACTTTGTGAGAACCAAAGGCGCTGTTGGCGCTTAAGGTCATGTAACCGCCTTGAAAGTCTACAAAATTAGATTTGGTTGTATACCATTCACCTTTTGACACCGACTTGACACGGCCACCCGTAAATTTATGATCAGCTGTCACAGGAGGTCTCACTACATTTTTCTCAATGCCAACAACTGCTCTAGAAACCTTTTTGAGCGAAATACCAACTAATCTTTTTTGAAGGTATAAATCTAAAATATCATTATTAAGACCTTCTACCGAAGCTGTATCGAGTTCATTTATACTGAAACCTTTTTCTTCTGCCCAAATATCTCCAGGATTCCACTTATCGTCCTTAAGTGGTTTAAACCCGTTATTCTTAAACGCAGTGTCTTTAGAGGAATAAATCGCCTTCATGAGTTTATCATCTCTATGAAAAATCATACCCCTTTCAATGATTCCCTTGTCCATAGCATACTGCGCAGTTAGATAAGATGACATTTTCCAACTATCATCAATCGCGAGGATTTGTTTAAGACTCGTGCCTCCAACGCTTACAGACTTAAACGCTTTAGTAAGAACATTATCAGTGAAACTTTCAATCGGCATAGCAGATCCAATTTCCAACATGGCAGCCATCCATACACATTGTGCAGATTCACCAATTGCTGTTTGCTTTGTTCCACCACCAGCTCCTGCGCCTCCACCGAATTCTTTAGTTTTAAGTAGAGCAGACGAAGAAATTGTTTTACCGTCGAGGCCAGTTAGATCAAATGCTTTACCATCTTTCTTAAACTGTTTAATAGAAGATAAGGCGTCTTCTATATTGGCCACTGTTATTTTTCCACCCTTTTTAAGCTCTAATGGAATTTGCTTTTTAATAAGATCTGCGAGTATGTCAGCACGATCTTGACCATTATAAGGACCAGCAGTAGCAGACTTCTTTAATTCTGCAGGTGATAATTCTACAGCCTCAAGTAAAAACGTTTGAAAGGATTTTAGCGTATTAAGCATATGTTTCGATCATGCGAGTGAGTTCAGATTCAGAGACACTTACGCCAGACTTAATAGTACCAGCCATCATGTTTAAAGCACGGGATAGTTTTCTTAAATTGGCAGATTGTTTAGACTTACCTTTACGTAGCATGTCGACAACTGACTTACGTGTCTTTAAGTCCAGATCGAAATCACCATCCAACTTAATCTTACCAACAATGGTTTCCATGAAGTCATAGATCTCAGTTTCAGTAGGGTCAATCTCGATCATAAACGCTCGAGTACGAAGAGCACCATCAGGATCAAGTTTGTCCATCTTCAAGTTCGAGATAAAGATAACCTTACCCGTGAAGTTGAAGTAACGTGGGATCAAATTGGCATCGATCAATTCTTGAGGATCTTCGTATTCGTCAGGTTCAACAACGTTCTTCCCCATCTTATTCCAAACCAACTTGCGAATCTTCTTAGTATCAGTAGCAGCTTTAAAAATGTTACGTGCTTCTTGATCTTTCAGTGCATCATCAGAATCATCGAAAAGAATAATACCGTCTTGATTCTTAAACAAGAGTGAGTAGATACCTGCAGCAGATGCTGTACCAGTGTTCTTAAAGTAACCATTACCATCAGACAAACCTGCATCTTTTAGTACCTTTTCAACGGTGAATGTCTTACCAATACCACCGCGACCTGCAATGAAGAGTGCGTTCGCTGCACCAGATATTGTCATCTTAATCAGATTCTCTAAGTCAGCCAATTGCTTTTCATAATCCAATCGCTCACGGCTTGCTTCTAATTCGTCAAGCTGAGGATTATGTGAGTATGTTTCTTTAGAAGTTCCTGAGCGGACAGTACCACGGGTTGTGCCGATCGCTGATAGAATTTCGCTCCTTTGAGAAAGAAGTTTCTTAACATCTGCAGCACTTCCAGACCAATTATACTTTCTTCCATCCTTTGCAATGATAGCTGGATTTCTAGCTTCCATTTCGTCGAAGATTTTTATACCAACCGACTTCCAAACTTTAAACACCTTTTGCTTTGTAAAACCTGGGCTTGAGATAAGAGAAACTACATTATCATATGCATCTTCTGGATTAACTGCTTCATTCAACTCTTCGCATTCTTCGCCGTCTTCTAGGCTTTCGTTGAGAGGAGCACCCATTGGGTATGTTACAAATTTGCCAGACTTTACCTTTCCAGCTTTGATCATATCAGCAAGCTGTGGAAGAATTTGTACTAATGATACATCTGCTTCAAAAGAGATATGATGGTTTGGTCCTGCTGATGAACCATTCCATAGATCGATCGAAGATAGATTATTAGTGTTAGCTGATCCAACAGACTTCCAATTGAATCTCCATGATTCAATCTTTTTGCCTGGAGCATAGAATCTTACTCCATACCCAGCGCCATTTGAGTTTTTGAACTTCTCTAATCCCTGAGTTACAAAAATCTTGCTGTTACCAGTCGCTTTGCGAAGGTACTTAAGCATTATAACAGAGGCCTTTTCGAGAGATCCTGTAGAGAGCTCTTCATTGATGTATTCTTTAAATTCTAGCATTGTTCCCATGGTGTGTTAAGTTAAATATTACTACTTAAGTCTATTTATAACAAAAGAGATTTTAATATTCTGCCCATTTGCAGTTTTTCCAGCGGCTCTGCTCGAACCAACGGATGAACAGTCCTTTTTCCCTTCCATGAGCTTCAATCTCCCATGGAAGGTCGTAATAATGCGTCTTATTGAGATTGATATTATTGCCTTTCCATTTACTTAAATTAAAAGAATTAGTGTCCTGTAGTTCACCTCTAGCAAACTGCTTTACGTGTACTATCTCATGCGCAATAGTTTCTAACATTGTCTGGAGCGGTTGAGTTGAGTCAACTCGTATTGTAAACTCTCTTGGTCGTGTGCGACTATCTTCCCATATACAGTCTCCAGCAACGTTATCCTTTTGACTCAGTCGAGGAATGAGGTTGATGTCTATGCATAGTCTATCTCGCAGCCGCGGCATTAACTTCATAGCAGCGCAGCGCGCGAGATCCTCTGCCATCTCGCGCTTCTTTCTACCAGATCCGATTGCAGTAATATTCATTATATCTTAAACGCGCTGAAGTCCTTATTAGGTGTCGATGGTGCAGATGTTATTTCATCACTTGACAATGTCTGAGCAGAAGCTTCAACATCGTATAATCTCATCTTCGATCGATCAATACCTACACAAAACCTTTTGTGTTGAGAGATGTCATTATATCGATTCTTCAATTGCTTTATCATTACTTGATTTGCTGCTTCAAGTTGTTCAGTTGATATAAGAGCAATCATAAGATCACATGTTGCTGGCAAACCAAAACTCTCAGATGTATCGGTAATCTCAACATCGGTATTACCGAATCCAGTACGAGTTGATTGTGTCGCAGACCAAATAGGAACATTGAACTCGACAGCTAAACCGCGGATCTCTTCAGCAATTGCTTTGATATAAGAGTAAGTATTGATAGAACCTCCGAGACCTTTCATGCGTGAGCTTGCACAGATGTTAAGGTAATCGATATAGATGACATCAGGAGTAAACTTCTTCTTCATCTTCAGTTCATTTAAGAGTGCACGAAAATGACCTACGTGCGCAGAAGCAGTTGGATACTCTTTAATGATTAACTTACCCTGTGTCTTATCGTTGATATGTTTTACCTTGTTGACGAATGTAGACTTATTAAGATCTTTAAGCGTAGCGATATCAACATCAAATAGGTTTGCATCGATACGTTCAGCAATCTTCTCTTCTGCCATTTCCATTGTAATGTATAACACATTCTTACCTTGTGATAAGGCATCAGATGCAAAGTGACACATCGCCAAAGATTTTCCAACACCTGTACCAGCAAGTACAATATTCAATGACTTACGTGGAACACCACCTGCTGTGATAGTGTTTAGCATCTCTAAATCGAATGGAGTCTTATCTTCTTTAAGATGATAAAAGTCATATCGCGATTCAGCATTATCTAAGTAGTCGTGGCCAACATTAGTATCGAAGTTGACTGATAGTGCTTTAGTTAAGATATCAGGAATTGCTCCTTCTGCCTTCTCAGATTTGCCATCAATAATAGAAATTGCTTCCATTAGTCCGAGATAGACAGATCGATCTTTGCACCATGTTTCAGTCGATTCTAACAACCATTCAACATCGACCTCGTTCTCGTTACGCAGCTCTTTAATTAGTGAGAGTGTGTCATTCGCGATTGGGCGATTAACATACTCAGAGCTTTGGAACTCAACTTCAAGTACTGCTGGGGTTGGAAGCTTATTATACTTAGTTATGAATCTTAAGAATAAGTCATATACTGCGTGATGTTGTTCTTCGAAGTATTCGCCTTTAATATGTGGAATAACTTTTCTGCAAAAGCCTTCATCATTAGTCAGTGTCTTGAGTATTATCGTCTGTAGATTTTGTGGCATTTCCGATTTGTGCGTCCTGATTATTTAAGATTTCTGTTAAGATATTTCCAATGTAGTTTCTGAACTCGTCGCTCGATTCTAACTCTTCTGCGGTATATGGATCTACTGCTCTTTCAATTACGAAATCGAAAAGTATACGGGCTAAGTCATTTTCGACATCTTCTTCGATAGTAACTTTACCGTATGTATAGATTATATTTGCATAAAGACCTTCTAAGATCTTAATAGAATACAGCTCTGAGTCTACCTTTTCAACAAAAGTATATTCTTTACTCATCTTCAATCGATGGTTCAGTTTCAAGCCGAAGCTCTTCAAGCATTGCACCATGAGCAACCTTATATCGTTTTTCAATAGCAGTTTCAAAGTCTGTAGAATTAAAGATCTTTGTCCAGAATTCTTCAGTCATTGTTTGTGCAGCTCGAAGGTTTCCACTCAACTCTTCTTTTGTTGCAGGATTCATTGCCATATACCAACCATTCTTAGGTTTAACGACATAACCTGTTTCAAGAGCAAGATCTAATAGACCTGACCACTTCTCAATACCTCCGTCCCAACTTACACTAATTGGGATCTTAGACTTCTCCTTCACAAAGCGAGACTTCTCGATATTAATAATGAAGTGGTAACCTGAGATTTCAGTACCAGTCTTTTCTTGACGACGGCCAATAATCCACACATCATTTGCACTGTACATAACACCTGTGCCACCAGAAACTACTGCCTTTGAGAACATCTCCTGTGTTTGATACGTATGATTAACAGCAAGAAGAGGAATATCTTTAAGTGTCAAGAATGGTGTAATCATTCTGAATAGACCTTTAAGAGCTTTTGCTCGAGTCATATCAGCAACTGATTTCATATTCTCAGCATCATCAATTTCTTTCTTCGATGCAATATTACCAATAGAATCAATCACCACCATCACTCTATCCTTACGATCAATTTCAGTAAGCTGATGAACAAGATCAAACTTGAGTTCTTCAATATTGGTAACAGGTGTATGTAGTACACGAGATGTGTCAATACCGAAACTCTCAAAGTAAGATTGAGGTGAACCAAACTCCGAATCATAGAACATGAGGACAGCATCCTTATGCTTCTTCATATAAGCACCTGCCATCAAAAGGGCAAACGATGTTTTGAAGTGCTTACTTGGACCAGCTAACACTGTTAGGCCTGAAGAGATACCACCTTTAGTGGAACCAGAGAGTGCGACGTTAATCATCGGCACCGATGTTGTAGTCATTTCCTTTTCGGAAAAGAACTTTGATTCTGATAGGATATCGGCACCGGCGGTGCGGCTTGATTTTTTTAGTTTTTCTAGTAGTGACATATATGTTTTCTTTATTTGATTGTAGCTATATTATATAATAATAATGGTCATTTGTAAACCCTTAAATGAATGATTCAAGGGTTTGAGGTACGTCTTCGTACTGTACTGTAGATGTCTTATTGTCAAAGACTGCAAATTCTGCTTGCCTTGTATCCAATTTTCCATTTAACCAATCAAGAATATTTTGTGCCATATCTTCTGCAGTTGTCACTGGGACATTTTGACAAATCATATTTAAGTTTTTTCTACCGCCCTGCAACTGAAAGTCAGATGGTAATTTCATGATAGCCATACATTCGCGGATGGTAAGATAACGGTCTTCGTCAGGGTGTGTTAGACATGTAGGCATGTGACCTACAAATGCACCGATATAATCCTTAGGAATTTCAGTAGTCTTCCTCATGATATTGCCGCCTGATTTGAGTTTCTTATGGATCTCCAAACAGCGTTTAGCTTGCTTGTCAAATCCATTTGCCGTCATCCATTCAGAAACTTCGTCATATTCAATACCACGGTTTTCCAAATAGTCTAAAGGGTTTATAGTTTTCTCGATTTTGTTTTGAAACTCCTTGTGTGTAATACCACCTTCGAGCTCTTCAAGTACATACTTATAGAATGGGTTATCGCTGGGTTTGTTCTTGTTTGTAAGCTCGTTCATTGGATCATCTTTACTTACAAACGCATTTCGAATAGTGTCCTCGATCTTTTCGTGAGGTCGACGATAAAAATGCATGTGAGGTATTTCATCACCTTTCCAAAAGAAGTAAAAGGATCGATCACGGGTTTGACTTAAACCATGAAGTTTAGATTTAGTCTTATAGAGCGACATTGTATAACCATTTTCCTTTGCGACCTTCCTTAGTTCTTTAACGATTGGTGCTCCCATCTTTGATGCTAATCGTGGTGCATTTTCGCCCCAAAAGACCTTTGGTTTCACTTCACCTAAAACGTATTTTGCGGATTCGACCATCCAATCATTTGCTTTATTGTCAGATGAAGATGATGGACTTAGCGAAGACAATCCTGCACAAGGACAAACCGCATTTACCACATCAACATAATCAGTTCTACCAGTACCTTCGTCGATGACATGGTATGGTACTTCGTTTTTGTAGTGTTCTAATATTTGCGAATCATTCGCCGCAAATGGTGTATATGATAAGATGTACTCAGGTCTTTTTCCAAAGACGTTTTCCATTGCGATTGTTTCACCACCAATAAGTGGTACGATTGATGCGTAGTTATATGACATTTTGTATGTTTTCCATTAGTTCTTTAAAGGTGTATGATGCGTCTTGATGAAGTTTATAAAACTCATATGCATCGTTTCTCATTTTTTGTCGTTTTTCGGGATGATCAAATAGATCTAATATCATGTTAAACGTACTATCAAAATTGTGTTCATCAAACCATACTGTTCCAGTATTTTCACACTCAGTAAACTTTTTTCCATAGTGGCGGTGAGTACATGCGTCACCATACTTTTTATTAAAAACAGGAATTGTGCCAGTACATGCAACTTCGCAATGAGTGTATTCAATTGATCGCTGAATAAAATGTTCTTTCATTCTTGAAAGTTGATAACCAAATCCTACTTTAGACATTCGTTCAAGCATTTCTTCTTGAACATATGGTCCAAAGACATGAACATCACTGCCATAGCCATCGTTTAAATCGTATTCATTAGGATCTTCAGCGAGTAAATTATTAAATTCTGAAAGTTCTCTAAATCCTAAAAATGCAGGTGAACGTTCGATGCCTTCGTAAGTTGTTAGCATATCGTTTTGCTTCAAATAATCATTATGAAAAGCAAACATTTCTTTATACCCCTTCCAAGATGTAGTTCTACCAATCCATTTGTGATGCATTACGTCCTGAACGCCAATCTTTGTTTTCCAATACTTTGACTTTACTTCATCGAAGAACATACCTGGTTGAAACGCAACGATAGGAGTACCTTCTTCAGCACCAAACAAATCTACCTTTGGCCCTACCTTTTCTTTTGCATATTTTGCAAAATCATTAGTTGTTGAATGAACAAATATGATGTTTGCCTTTTTGATCGCTTCATCCAGTGCTCCATTGCGACGGATGGATTGCATGGCATGATCATGTTGAATAAGCGCAACAGGTACTTCGATTTCGCTTAACATACGTTTAAAGTTTTGAATTGCTTCTTCTTTTAAACTTAGAGCAGGCAAAGAGTTGATGATAGCTATATCAGATTTATTGATACACTTGATCATCGCATCCACTTCATCGCTTTTTGCGAATTTGAGTTGTTGGATGTTATCTGTCTTATGCGAGTTTTTGCGCGTCCAAGATTTGTCTTTAGATGCAAAGACTTTATAGTCGTACCCATTACGTTCGTAGTACTTGCACTGTTCTACTGTGAATTTTGTTACTCCGCATCCTTCGATGCCGCGGCCCATAATTATTGCTATATTCTTCATAGATTTATTTATTGTTATTTTATGTACGTGACTTTTACGCCTGCTTCTTCAAGGAAGCCTGTTCCCATTCCGCATGAATTATTCCATCGAATATTGTTCGACTCGCTCATAATTACTTCTTTAATTCCAACTTGGATTAAAGCTTTAGCACATTCATGGCAGCATGGAAGTCCGTGGATGTATGCTGTTGCACCTTCTAAAGATACTCCAGTGCGAGATGCGTTATAGATCGCATTCATCTCGGCATGAACAATACGACTATACTTTGAATTGCGGTCATTATAGAGTTCTTCATCGTCACTCATGCCTCGAGGGAAGCCATTATAACCTTGAGATAGAACTTGACCAGATTGACCAATAATTACTGCACCACATTGTGTTGAAGGATCACGCGACCACTGGGCAATAGTACGAGCTAACTCGATATAGCGTTTATGCCATTTACGTGTTGTCATCGGTATGCTCTTTGCGATTAAGGAAGTCGCGTTCAGGATCTTGACCATCAATTCCATTCCGCAAATATGAAACAAGAAACGACGCGTAGTTAATAAGATCTTTACCCGAATCTTCAACCGATTCAAAGTTTTGCTTATAATTCGGATCACTTTCCATTGCTTCAATTACAGAATACATCCGAAGAGTCTTGGCATAAATAATGTCAAGGATAGACGCAATCCCACGTGGGTAATAGTCTGCTTGTTTAATGCGGCTATTCGGATTCTGGTAATCCGTGCTTTTCTTTGCCTGTAGTTCGGCGCATTCTTCTAATACTTTAATTGATTCTTTCATACTGTTATTATACCATAGTTGGTGACTCTTGTAAAACAAATTTATTCTCACTCCACTTATATATTCCATAAAGGCTATAGTCAGCGGTGATCTTATCGCCGATAAAGACATATAGGATATCAGGGAAACCTCTCCATGTTTCTAGTTTTGCTTTAGTTGCCCTATCTAAAACATAAGGAACGTAATAATCTCCTTCTGTAACTTTGACCTCTACTGAGTTTCCTTCAGTGTCAAAGAGATCTTTATACTTTCGAGGATCATCTTTGAATTGACATTTCTCAATGAGGTATAACTCAGCTGCATGGCCATATAGTGCTGTTTCAATGATCTTCTGAAGTGATCTTCCTCGACGAGTAGACTCTTTTGAAAACATTTGTTCAGACTCTTCTTTAGCTCGAGAAAGCAATACAGATGTGTCTAAGTCAGCTGCGTTAAATTCCATGTTAATCATAAAACTTACTCACTTGGTGGGCCCATTCGGACATTGCGGTGTATTCTTCATATTCTAGATCAGAAATATGATTTTGTCTTTCGATCTCTGCATCAATGAATTTAAAGTGACGTTCATACACATGCATCGATCCAACATTCCAGTGGATGTTACCAAGCTTAATGCCAAGTTTAGTACACACCATATTAGCGATATGTTCTTGCCATGCAAAGTCATTACGATAACCAAAGACAACATCGTTAGATCGCATTTGAACAACTACGTCAAGTTTACCATTGCGGATAAGATACTGAACTGCGTTTGTACATATGAAATCAGACATACCATCTGTGTTATACTCGTTCCAAATAGTTGGACGTGTATAAATCATAACTGCACGGCGAGAATTTGGATTCTTCTTAAGTTCTGCGACACAGTTTTTGAATTGATTATGATTCTCTTCTGAAAGAGTAAGGTACCCATAGTTAGAATGGATCATACCATTGTCATCAGAGATCATACTCCAAATCTGTGGTGTTTCACCTGGAATATCGTTTACGTTTAACGATTTAGAAAGATACCAATCTAGTTCGCGTTGAACATAATCTAGATTGATTTTACCAAAGATAGTAGGTTCATTCGCGATGAAACTTGCATTAATAATTTCAATGGTTTTTACACCTGTCTTGTCTTCAACGTATTCTTCATTTCGGCGTTTGCGGATGAAAAAATCTTGTATGTCTTTAACGGTATTTTGCATAATATAATTATAACCTATATATCACTGATTGTAAATATTAAAATGGTGGAGGTGGGAGGAATTGAACCTCCGTGTCTCAGCCGAAACTGAGATCGAATCCATTACACCCCCATGAAAATGGTACTCCGAGCAGGACTTGAACCTGCGGCCCACGGTTTAGAAAACCGTTGCTCTATCCAACTGAGCTATCGGAGCATTTAATTAATGTCCTTTACGCAAAAGCGTGTAGCTCGGAATGATTGGTGCGTTTTTTCCGTCAAAGAAAGCTTCAGCCCAACCAGTTCGGCTTTCATCGTCGAGGCGATCGAATACACGATCTGCGATTGGACTAAAAAGAGTGACTTCGACTGTTACGTCTTTAGTTTCTTTATTAGTATCCACGTTAATAGACCTATCACGCGTGGTGTATTCGTCACGAGTATAAGTGAGCATTTCTCGGTATGTGTGTTTTACTGTTTGCATAATGTAATTATACCATATATGTTATTGATTGTAAATAATAAATTGGTGGACCCACTGGGACTTGAACCCAGACTCAACGGATTATGAATCCGCTGCTTTAACCAATTAAGCTATGCGTCCAAAGGTGTGAGGGAGTCGACCGCTAAACGCAATCCTTATCCTCATTATCAACCTCCGCATTCGCAGAGGAATTACAAACTCAGGTTCTTAGACTTATTCGCCTTCTACGAAAGCGTAGAGTTTCTTCGCGATTCGAATCGCTTCAACTTCTCGATCCCATGTCGGGAGTGTCGGTGTATCGAGTTTAGCTAGGGCAACAGTGTCTTCACCACATGCATGCCGCTTGTTGTTCCACTCTTCGAAGAGTACTTCCTTTTCAGCATACCACTTATCGGATGCTGTATTCAGTGCTTCTTGTAGGATTTTGAGACGGATCTCGTATGCGTTCATTGATTTACTTGTGCTCATTGTTTTTTGTGTGTGTGTTGTTATTGAGGTGTTTCCATTTTGGAAACTGTTTGTTTCAATCTACATATCACTTTGGTGTTTTGATATGTAGATTAAATCTGGCTGCGAAGGTAGGGATCGAACCTACGACGAATTGATTAACAGTCAACTGTTCTACC